TCCGCAGTGAAGAGGATATACGCAAGATTTCCCAGGAACTTTACAACTTGATTCAGAGTGGCTCCCGTGCGCAGGGTCACTTCACTACAGCATAAAGGAGGGTTTTGACCTATGGGTTTTATTTTTAATGACATTACATCGGGCAGCATGGGCATCAAAGCCCGCCTGACTTCCTGGCAGGTGTGTGGTAAGATGCGTAATTTTACCACCACCGTGCCTGGCAAATACGGTGTTGCAGATTTCGGTGCAGACTTCGATTACCGTGAAATCAATGTCCACTGCAACATTTACCCCAAGGCGAATTTTACGACATTGGTATCCGCCTTGGATGACATTGCAGCGTGGCTTGACCCTGTGCAGGGGTTACGCCAGCTTATTTTTGAGGATGTGCCGGACAGATATTTCATGGCGAGACTGAACGATGCGGTGGACTGTGAAAGGCTCATCCGCTCGGCAGGCTCTTTTGATTTGAAGTTCTTCTGTCCTGACCCTTTTGCCTATGCCATTACGGATGAAACTTTCTCCATCACGGAGGAAGGCATCCATACCGTAAGCCGTGCTATTGGCAATATCGAGTCCTTGCCTGTGTATCGCATCAGCGGTGTGATAACAGCAGGTGCAAGCAACTATATCAGCATTACCACCAACGGCTCGGAACTGAAAATCGTAAACGCAACCCTCTCCGAAGGAGAAACCCTTGTTGTGGATACGGATAAAATGACAGCTTATGTGGTGGATGAAAACGGTGAGACTCTGCGAAACGGTCTGCCGTATTTACAGGAACTGAACTTTCCGACCCTTGCTGTCGGAGAGAATACCGTCACGGTGGAAGTAAACAATTCCACACTGACGGAATTACAAATTCAAGCGAAAAGCAGATGGAGGTGACGGCATGGCTCTGAAAATCATTTTGAATAAACAGACGGATTTCACGGGAGAATTTCCTGCGGAGTATGCCGCCTCCGGTCTGTGGCGATTTAACGAGTCTGCACCGGATGAAGATACGTCGCTTGCCGATTCCTCCGGTTATGGGCGCAATTTTACTATTGTGAACTGGAGTGGCACAACTGCCAATCTTTCCAACAGTCCCAAGGGTAGACAGATTCGTTTTAATATCAATAATCCGACCACGGAGAAAACCCACCTGCAGGTGACCAATGATGGCACTATCTTTTCTAACCTCGGTGAGCGTATTATTGTGGGTGGCTGGATGTGTCCTACCACTTATTCTGTGGGTAACACCTTCTGTCCGATATTTAACACCCGTTACGGTCCGGGGCAGCCGATTTTCTATCTGTCCCTATATTCCGGTAAGCCGAGAATTATGCTTTACAATTCCTCCGGCAGCCTTATCCTTGACAAGACCGTAACACCGACATTTTCACTGCAAAATGGCAAGTGGTATTTTATCGCAGGTGTGATTGAGCCGAATGAAAAGAAGTTCACTTATGTGGTTGGTGACCGCTCGGCAGGAGTGATTTGGAAATCTGATGTGTTGACCTTTACGGGAACACTGAATACAGAATGTAAGGCTGACCTTGTTATCGGTATGCACGCCGACACCTATTATTACGCAGGTGGTTTTGATGAGTGGTTTCTGGACTGCGATTCACAGCTTACGGCAGATGATTTGGTGGATTATTTCAATGCCACCATTCTCTGTAACGGTGCAGACAGTTCTTCGGATGTGGATGCACTGACCGATGCAAGCGGTGTGACCTTGAAAGCAACGGACGGTGTTTATCCTGAAAGTGGTGTGCTTTATACCAAGGCAGCAGAATGCAGTCTGTCAGGTACAGGCAAGGTGTCCTATACAAGCGAGTATATCGCAGGTACAACGGCAATCGCCTCGGTGGAAACTTCCACCAGTGATGACCTTTCCGATTGGAGTGATTGGGTTGCTGTTGGAACGGACGGCAAGCTGCAATCTCCGAACAGAAACTATATCCGTTTCAAGGTAACACTGACTACAACGGATACAAGCAAAACACCGAAACTTATTGATATCCGCCTGTATGATATTCCGAAAGCGCCTTATGAGAAAATCGGCTATGCCCGTCCTGTGGTGCTTGATGATAACGGTGCATGGGAGGCCATTTTGGAGAATGCTTACGACATCATCGTTACGGGCGAAATCAATGGTGAAGACACCCTGACTTTCTCCATTCCGTTCCGTGACAGCAAGCGAAAATATCTGGAAAACGAAAAGAAAATCCAGATCGTGGATGATGTGTATAAGGTGCGTACCATCACCGATGTGAAGGACAGCACCGGAAACACGGTCACGCAGATTTATGCCGAGGCAGAATTCTATGATTTGACCTTTTCTGTCCGTAAGGAAGAAAAGAAGTTTGATGCGGAAACAGCGGATGTGGCTATGGCTTATGCCCTGGCTGATACCGAGTGGAGTGTTGGAACAGTCAATGTGACCTCAAAGCGTACATGGACTTCCACGGAAAAGAACGCTCTTTCCATTCTTCGTAGCATTGCCAATCTCCACGGTGGCGACCTTGTATTTGACTGTCCGAACCGACTGGTGCATCTGCTTACGGTAAACGGCAAGGACAGCGGTGCCTTGTTTGCCTACAAGAAGAACATGAAAAGCATCGAGCGTGTGGTGGATACCCGCTCCCTTGTAACAAGGCTTTATGCCACGGGTGCCAACGGCATGACCTTTGCCGATATCAACGGCGGCAAACCATATCTTGAGGATTTCACTTATTCCAAGGAAGTGCGCATTACCACTTTGGACTGTTCTTCCTTTACCAATCCCTATCAGATGAAGGAATACACGGCTATGCGCCTTGCGGAATACTGCAAGCCTTCTGTTTCCTATGTGCTGAATGCGATGGACTTGTCTGTTCTGACAGGTTATGAGCATGAGGCTTGGAACTTGGGTGATTATGTCCGTGTGGAAGATAAGGATTTGGGGCTCTCCGTTACCACCCGTATCGTGCGCCGTGAATACAATCTGCAGGAGCCTTGGAACACGGTGTTGGAACTTTCCACCACGCTGAAGAACCTTGGAAGTTCGGTCAGTTCCATTGATACCATTGCCGATGCATTGGAAGGTACAGGCATGGTGTCTAACAACGATATCCGTGAACTTGTGCCATTCAACCACCTCCGCAACTCTCGTGCCGATGACGGTCTTGCTTATTGGGTTAGTTCCGGCTTTGAGGCTGACGGAGAAAACGGTGCATCCGGCACGGCATCCTTTAAGGCTGTGGGTGTAGAGGGTATGACATTAAGCCTCGCACAGACCGTATATCCGTCCAATCGCAGCAGTTATACACTGTCGGCGCAAATTGCCTCGGAAGATCTGGAAAAGTTATCTGATGATGCCCAGGTGGGCATTGAGGTGGTCATTGAATACGAGGACGGCAGCACGGAAACACGATTTATTGATTTGTACTGATGGAGGTGTCTATGGCTTATTTTTCTAAAACACAGGAAAAGATTATCCCAAGCGGATATTCCTCCAAAGTCAAATCCATTACGGTGCGTGTGTGCATTACCAACTGCACAGGCACTTTATATATCACAGACCTCTTGCTGCAGCCGGGTTCTGTAGCCACGGGATGGGTAGGTCATCCCTGTGAGATGAAATGGGTGCTTGATGGCTAATCCCGTTTTTATCCGTTTGGCAGAGGTCATAAACAAGAAACAAGATATGCGTGTTGTGAGCGTTACGGTAAAACCTACCCTTACCAACTGCTCCGGCACAATTTGGTTTACCGACCTTATGCTGCAAGAGGGACCGGCACTGACTGGCTATGTTCCTCACACCGAGAGTAGACTTACGGAAGATTCTAAGGTATGGTTCAACGGTGTGGTTCGCTCAAAGGAAACGGTCATCATCTGCAATGTGGGTGATACATCCGGCGGTTTGGATGTCCACATTTATCCCAAATCCGATATGGCGGCAGGCTCGGTGCAGCTTGCCCAGGGTGTCGGTGGTCAGAGAGTTGTTTTTCCAAATGCCCTCGCCGCCGAGGATGACCTTGCACTTTTGGCTTCTGTCAGAGAATGCACCAAGAACGGTGTAACTGAGCCGAAAGAGGGTTTTTATCAATACAGTGCCGCTTGGGATTCCAAGCATATGGTCACCTTGGAGGACGGCAAGTCTGCCAGGGTACTTTTTGAATTGCAGCAGATGACGGATGGAGGTCTGTCGATTTGAGGGATAAATTAAAAGGCAAACGAATCATGGTGTGGACGTTTATGGGCAATGCCCGTATGTATGAGGCACTCCGTGATTACGGTGACCGCATTGATACCATCGGTCTGTTCTCCTTTAAGGTCGGTAAGACGGGTGTTATCACCGAAAGCGGTGTCAGCATCAGCAGTATGATGACCTATATTGAAAAATGGCCGCACATCCGATGGCTCTTAACGGTTGCCAACGATGGCGGCAATTCTATTTTTAAGGCTCTGCGAGATAACACGGACGGTGCACAGGATACCTTCTGCTCGGAACTTATCCGTATCATGGAGAAATACCCCTGGTGTAACGGTGTGGATATTGACCTTGAAAAAGGCGATGGGTATTCCACTCACGAAGCGTCTACGGCAATGTTCAAGCATATCTACGAAACCGTCAAAGCCTATGACCCCACCAAGGAGATGAATATCTGCCTGCCGGGTATGACTTCCGTCAACGGTTCGGTCGGTGGTGAGAACTGGTGCGTATATGGTGACCTCGACCAATACTGCGATACGGCATCCATCATGAGTTACGGTATGGCTTGGGCGGGTTCTGCACCGGGTCCCGTTTCTCCGAGGAGTTGGCTTGAGGGTATTTACGATTATGCTACCCAGGTGATGAACCCCGACAAAGTATTCCTCGGTATGCCTGCCTACGGATGGAACTGGCAGATATACGATACCCCGGAGAACCTGGGCAAGTATTATAGAGGAACTTCTCACACCTATTATGCTGCGAAATACTGGATGCAGGGTCTGTATAACTTTACGGACGATGCACCTCCGCAGCCGTTCATCCCTATCGTTTCCTATTGGGATGACTACGATATGGGACCGTGGGCATTGCCTCATGTGTACGACTATATGGAAGGCAGAGATGCCGTTTATAAGGAATATCCGCAGATGGCAGAAGTGTATAACCGCAGACGCTATCTGACCGCTTATGCCAAACAGCAAAAGACCGAGTTTGGAGATATTATCATCGACCACAATGCCGAGCCGGACAGTTACGGCGGTGTGGTTTCTGTATCTGAAACATTGGTCACGCTGGGCGATGAAGGTACTGCCACCTACAACTTTACTATTGATGAAGACGGCACCTACGATGTTGCCATTCGCCTGTGCTATCCGTTTTGGGATAAAAACAGCATTTACGCATCGTTGGACGGCAGCACGGTTCACTTTTCCGAGGACAGGCTGTGGTGGCCGTATTGGAGGACTACCTTTTGGGCGACACTTGCCAAGGGTGTGAGCCTTGCTGCCGGAGAGCATACGCTGACCATTTCGGTTGGTGTCAACGGTGTGCAGTTTTATGGTTTCCGTGTCTGTACCGATTTTTCGGAAGAACCGACTGCGGGGCAAGCGGAATACACCCTTGCTCCTCGTAAATTCAAAGATGTCAACGGCAATATGGTAGGCCCCGCCACAGGGTTCAAGTTGACTCTCGAAATGCTACGCAGAAAGCCGGACTCGGCATTGGTTTGGTATGAGGATTTCCGTGATGAGCAGAAAATTCCGGAAAGTTACTGGATGGTTCTCTCCGGTGAGTGGGATGTGTGGCAGAAGGATTTGCCTTACGGCGATACAAGCAGACCTTATTCACAGCTTGAGGGGTACGGTCAGCTTGCATGGAATTACAACGGTTTTTCCGATATCCATTTAAGGGCGCAGATTATCTTCCCGGAAAACGGTGGCGGCAAAGCGGGTGTGTTCCTCGGTTCGCTGTTTTGCTGTTTCAATTATGACAGCCAGTGCATCGAACTGTATGAGGGGTCAACGCTCAAAGGTAGCTATGCTACGAATTTCTCCAAAACCGCAAAGGCTGACCTTCGTACCAATCCCAATGTTTACACCATTGAAATGCGTAAGCGTGGAAATACCGTGAGGGTCTATTCCTCGGCATCCAACACACTCCGATTCACGGCAACGGTCAGCGATGTCAGCGGTTATGCAGGCATCCGCTCCGATAACCAAATCAACTGCCAACTGCTCCG